GCCCAAATGCCATCCGAATCCTCTAGTGTGGTTTCAAATGCTACAAACGGCATTGAACCACCTAGAGATTATTTAAGTATTAAGAAATCAAAGAAAGGTCCATTGAAACAAGTAGTACCTCAATATCAAACATTAAAGAACAATTATACTTTATTGTGGGATATGAAATCAATGGAAGGATATATAAACATAGTTTCTGTGATACAGAAATATTTTGACCAAGCTATCAGTGGTAACTGGTCATATAATCCTGAACACTTTGAAGATAATCAAGTTCCTATTTCAGTTATGGCACAAGACTTGTTATCAACATATAAACTAGGTTGGAAAACATCATATTATCAAAACACATATGATGCTAAAAAAGACTTAGATGAGCCAGCACATCCTGTCGGATTTAAAGATGATGTGCCTGAAGTAGAAGAACAACCACAAGACACAGACGATATTGAATGTGAATCTTGTACAATATAAAGGAGAGTTATGGCATTTTTAGTTACGAATGTGCCACACACAGAGGTCTATGTTAAGAAAGAATATTTGTATGACTTACAAAAAGGTCATGGTGATTTTGTAGAGGGCGTATGGGTCACAGCAAAAAGTATTCAAGGAAGAGCATTATACTTTGAAACATATTTACCAGAGTATGGTGCTTTATTTGATAAACTACCTATATCTGCTTTTGTATGGAAGAAAGATATAAAAGAAGATATACCTTTAACAGAACTACAGTTATGGGATTGTTTTAGTTATGACATATCTGTTGTTGAAAAACAAATGTTATCAGGTAACAAATGTAAATATTTGTCGCCAGATAAGAAATGGTATTACGGTTGGTATATGTTTACAATAGATAACTGTAATAGCACAAACTTAGAAAGAAATGTTACTTATAGTGAAATACCTAGTCAACATAAATCTTTCAATATTATTAAATTAGAGAACGGTTATTTTGCCGCTCAACCTAATAATAGAGTGATATTCTATGATAAGTCTTTAACTCCTAGTGAGTTAAAACAACCAGACTTTAAAGTGTCCACTATAGAATACTCAGTCGAAAGTGAATTAAAGTGGACAGCGGGAGATGACGAAAACTATTTTTATGAATTAAAGGAAGGCGAAAATTAATGGCAAAAAGCGTATTTAATAAAGACAAAGACTTAGACGCCACAAAACAGTTAATGTTTTTTGGTCCCGATTTAGCAGTTCAGAGATATGATGATATGAAATATCCTATCTTTGACAAACTAAATCAACAACAATTAGGATATTTCTGGCGACCAGAAGAAGTATCAGTACAAAAAGATAGAAATGATTACCAAGAATTATCTGAACAACAAAAGTTTATCTTTACATCTAATCTAAAATATCAAACAATGTTAGATAGTGTACAAGGTAGAGGTCCTTGTTTAGCGTTTTTGCCATTCTGTTCATTACCAGAACTTGAAGGTTGTATTGTAACATGGGATTTTATTGAAACCATTCATAGTAGAAGTTATACATATATCATTAAAAACTTATATGCTAATCCTAGTGAACTCTTTGATACTATTATCAAAGATGATAAGATTGAAAAGAGAGCTAGAACAATCACAGAAACCTATGATGAATTAATCAATTATGGGTATCAGTGGTGTATCGATCCTAAAAAAGTTGATATGTATGAGTTGAAAAAGAAACTCTATCGAACAATGGTTACTGTAAACATCTTAGAAGGTTTACGTTTCTATGTTTCTTTTGCTTGTTCATTTGCCTTTGGTGAATTAAAGTTATTAGAAGGTTCTGCTAAAATCATATCATTTATTGCTAGAGATGAAAGTCAACACTTGGCGATGTCACAAACAATTATCAACAATTGGATTGATAGAGAAGGTGACAAAGAAATGCTGAAAGTCATCAAAGACTGTGAAGATGAAGTCTATAAAATGTATGATGAAGCGGTTGCTGAAGAAAAACGCTGGGCAACATACTTGTTTAGTAATGGTTCAATGATAGGGTTATCAGAAAAACTATTACATCAATTCGTTGAATACATGGCAAATAGAAGAATGAAAGCTATTCAATTAAAGCCTGTCTATGACCAAAAGACAAACCCACTTCCTTGGGTTGACCATTGGTTAAATAGTCGTTCACTTCAAAATGCTCCACAAGAAACAGAGATTGAATCTTATGTTATTGGTGGCGTTAAACAAGATGTAAAGAAAGACCAGTTTAAGAAGTTTAAACTATAATGGAAAAAGAATCAAAAACCTGCTCTAATTGTTTGACTAAATATGTCATAGGTTGGGACGCTGATGAGTTCGATATGGAACCACTAACTTGTCCTTTCTGTGGATATGAAGTTGAGGAATTAGAGCAAGAAGATGAAGATAGTTGGGATTGATTATAGTTTAACAAGTCCAGCCGTATGTGTAATGGATGAAAGTTTTGATTATGATAAGTGTCAATTTTATTTTCTCACAAGTAAACGAAAAAATACAGGAGCAATTAGTAAGAATATTCATGGTATTGAACATAAAGAATATACAGACCCGATTGAACGATTTAAAAACATATCAGATTGGGCATTGGGGTTAGTTGAAGATGCTGATTATATCACCATTGAAGGTTATTCTTTTGGCTCAAAAGGACAAGGTATATTCCAAATTGCCGAAAATGGTGGCATACTTAAATACAGATTACTATCACACAACAAGGCATACGGAACTATTGTTCCTTCGGTGGTTAAGAAAAGGGCTACGGGCAAAGGTAATGCTGATAAAGAAAAAATGTATGAACAGTTTACACAAGACCACAAAATAGATTTAATGAAAGTCTTTGATATGAGTAAGTTGAATAATCCTGTAACTGATATTATTGATAGTTACTACATAGGTAAATTTGGTTATGAAAATTCTAAAAGCTAAAATAATTCCCAAAGAAGTCGAACAAGAAACTATACTGTTTGATGTAGATAAACTTATCAATATACCACCAGAAAATTGGGTTACGAAACGAAGTAATGAGTTTGGGTATAAAGAAAGTTTTGAAAATAACGGAATGATTTATCCAATTATTGTCAGTGATGAAAAGCCTGATTGGGTTCAAAGAAGAATACTACCTAAAAATCCTCAACACAAAGACGAGAATGGCAAACTAAAAGAAGGTTTGTATGTTCATGCCGGCAATAAGAGAGTACAATGGGCAAAACAAAATAACTATGACAAGATAGAGGGTTATTTTGTTGAGGACCAAAATGTTAAAAATAAACTAAAAAGTCATACACATATAGGACATAAGGAGATACCAAAATGAAAGACTTAAAAGGATGGTTTGTACCTGAATGGGACAATCATTACGAACCTATGTTACGTGAATACAATGGTAAATGGGAATATCAAAAAGAACAAAGAGATTATGCTTTATCTTTTGTAAAAAAGTGGGATTTAGCATTAGACATAGGTGGTAATATAGGCTTTTGGTCTGTTGACCTATGTGAAAAGTTTAAAAAGGTATGGGCGTTTGAACCTCATCCCGATAATATAGAGTGTTATAGAAAGAATCTATATCAACAGAAAAATTGGCAGTTAGAAGAAATTGCTTTATCAAATCATCAGCAAGAAAATGCTGTTTTATTTTCAAGTCCTGATGAGTGTGGTAATGTGAGTTTAAATGCTCATGGTGTTCAAACAGGCAACAGTCAAAGAACTTTAGAAGAAAATCAATTGAACAAAACATACACAGATGTAAAGATGTTAAATGATTATCTTACAGAGTTTTCAAATAGTAATATTGATTTTATTAAAGTTGATTGCCAAGAACATGAAAGAGAAATTGTTGAAGGAGGTTTAGAATTACTAAAACAACATGATACGGTATTGTGTTTAGAACTACCTCAACGTAATAGAGAAGAAAAAGAATATCATAATCATTTAGTTGATTTATTATCATCAATAGGTTATACTAGACGAGGTAATCTAAGAAAGGAAACTATCTTCACAAAATGAACATAGGTTTGGTAACAACATTTAATAAGTCTTTATATAAAAAGTATGCTTATAAGTTTATTGAAACATACAATTGGAAGTTTGACTTACACGTCTATAGTGAAAACTTATTAGAAATACCAAACAGTAATATCATTGTAAGAAGTACCTTTGATGAAATACCTAGTTGTAAACAATTTATAGAAAGAAACAAACATAAAGAAGTAGATAATTCACCTGAAGGGTATTTAAAAGATGCTGTTCGTTTCTGCTATAAAGTTTATGTTTATACTGATATGATTTTACAGAATGAAGATTATGATGGTTTAATTTGTATAGATGCTGATAGTGTTTTTTATAAATCAATTGATGATGAGTGGATTAAAAATCATATACATAGAGATGACTGTATGATGAGTTATTTGGGTAGAGGTGACCATTATAGTGAATGTGGTTTCTTATATTTCAATTTAAGACATCCTAGAGTAAAAGATTATGCTTTAGAAATGAAAAAAATGTACAATGAAGATTTAGTTTATAACGAAATAGAATGGCATGACAGTTACATATGGGATGTTGTTCGTAAAAGATTTGAGAAAGACGGTGTTAAAAATCATAACATTGGTGACAATAGAAAAGGTCATGTTCAAGCACGGTCTATCTTAGGTGAAGTTTATGACCATATAAAAGGTCCTAAAAGAAAAACAATGATGAGGAGTCCAGAGGCAAGAGTATGATTAATGTATTTGTAGGCTACGACAGTAAAGAAAAAGTAGCATTTAATGTATTGAGTTATAGTATATTAAAAAATTCAACCAAACCAGTGGCGATTACACCAATTTATTTACCAAATATCAAAGATGATTTTGTAAGAGAAAGAAATAATCTTTCATCTACAGAGTTTTCTTTTAGTCGATTTATCATTCCCCATTTGATGAATTATCAAGGTTGGGCATTATTTATGGATTGTGATATGTTGATGAAAGCAGATATCGCTGAATTGTGGCGTTTACGAGATGATAAGTATGCTGTTCAAGTTTGTCAACATGATTATACTCCTAAAAGTCAAACAAAATTTTTAAACCAAGTACAGACAATTTATCCAAAAAAGAACTGGCCTAGTTTCATGTTAATGAACTGTAGTAAGTGTACACAATTGACACCTGACTATGTCAACAAGGCGACTGGTTTAGAACTTCATCAATTTAAATGGTTAGAGGGTGACCATTTAGTTGGTGATTTGCCATTAGAATGGAATTGGTTAGCAGATGAATATGAATATAAAGAAGATGTCAAAAATATTCACTTCACTGAGGGTGGACCATACTTTGAGGCATATAGACTTTGTGATTATGCTGATGAATGGTTTAAGTATTACGAGGAATGTAATCAAATTGACCTCAAGTAATGATTATAGGTTTTGGCACACGACATATCTACGATAGAATAGTAGAACCTTTTGTTAAAAAGGCAGAGGGTAAATTTCATTACACAAGTAATGGTACTGTTCAACCACACGAAAGAACAAAGTGGGAAACATTTGACCGAGATGAATGGTTAAAAGATAAAACTCCAGCAGCCATTATGGGTTGTACTAGAGGTACTGAATATGTTGTTTGGGATTGTAAAGAACATAATATTCCGTATTACTATTTTGACCATGCCTATCTCTACAAGGCGAGAGGTCATAGAATTAATCCAGATGTCAAAACAAGAATTTATCGTATCACTAAAAACGCTGAGAACTATAATAAGTTAATAGACTGGAGAAAAGATAGTACACTTTCTGCTCGAGTATCTAAATTATTTCGTCAACAAAGACCAGGTATTGATGTTCACTATTATAGACGACATAATGGTAAAAATATAGTTGTTTTGCCACCAACAGATGCTATGTGTCGATTATATCATTATGGAACAAGTGATACATGGACAGAAAAAACTGTTTCTGAAATTAAAAAATACACTGATAGAAAAGTAATTGTCAAAAGAAAAGATGACACAGAAAAGTCATTAGACACACTTTTTAGAAATGC